AGCAATATTACTGTTACAATAGCAACAGGCGTATTTACAGAGGCCACGGGGGCGATAACAGCCGGAACTGTTACACTTACCGGATTAACACCTACTTACACAACAGGAACCACAACCCTTGGAACCGGGTTTGCCTCTGGGACAACTTCTTTAACTGTGTTATAAATACATGGCTTACGCAAGAATTGAAAATAATGAAATTGTTGAATACCCGTTGTATAGCACGGATATTCAACTTAGATTTCCTGAAACAAGTTTTTCTGTTCCATTCAGTCCCCCTGAAGGTTTTATTGAAGTACTTGATTCAGCGCCGCCCGAAATTAATATTTACAAACAAAGAGTCGAAGAAGACTGGCCTGAATTTAAAAATAATTTTTATCACCGAACCTGGAAAGTTATTGAGCTATCAGAAAAAGAAATTAATTTTAAAACGCAATCTTTGATTACTGAAATCAAAGGCAAGCGAACAAGATTATTGATGAATTCCGATTGGACTCAATTACCAGATGCGCCAGTAGATCAGGCAGCCTGGGCCGAATACCGCCAAAAACTTAGAAATTTAACACTTCAAGAAGGCTTTCCCTTTGATTTTGAATGGCCTGAAGCCCCATAAAGAATAGCCATTTTATAGTAGAAAAAAGCTTTGATTTATAAATATGACATATTCGTACGGGGAGGCACGATTTGACACAATAACTTTTACCAACTCTGGCGTTAATCAATCCGTCAACGTTTCCGGTTTTGTACGAAACCCGATCATCAGTGGAAACATGAATGTTACCGGTACTATTACCGGAACAACTATTACAGGCACAACGGCAAACGTAACCACAATCAACGCGGTTACTGGTAACTACACCACCAGGGTTTCTGGCGACACTGTTACAGGTAACACCGGACAATTCACAACCTTAACCGGTGATACAGCAGGCTTTACAACAGTCACCGGAACCACAATAACGGGAACTACCGTTAATGCCGCAATTGGAAATATTTCCACAGTCACTGGCGTTTCCGGTACATTCACGACACGCTTGTCTGGTGCAACAATTACGGGTGACAACGGTCAATATGCCAACATTACAGGTGTTTCTGGTGTTTTTACCGCGAATCTTTCCGGAACAGTAATCACAGGAAATACCGGAAGATTCACCGATGTAACAGGTGTCGATATTGTTGGCACGACCGAAGTCAGTGGATTGGTAGTCACCGGTAATACGGGTCGTTTTACAACTGTCACAGGCGGCACAGCAACGTTTACAACCAGTGTCTCCGGCACCACAATCACTGGAAACACTGGGCAGTTCACAACGTTAACCGGGGGTACAGCAGGTTTTACTACTGTTACAGGCGCAACAGTTACCGGAGCTGCCGGATTGTTTACCGCTATAACGGGACAGACGGTATCAGGTGTGTTATTGCATACCTTAAGTGGAGTTACATTTCCCGCTACAGCGACAGCCTCGGCAAACGCAAATACGTTAGATGATTACGAAGAGGGAACTTTCACTCCAACAATCATCGGTACAACTGCAGCTGGTGCTGGAACGTACAGTGTACAAGTTGGAAGGTACACAAAAATGGGAGACACTGTTTTTATCTTGGCCATTCTTGTTTGGAGCGCCCATACAGGCACTGGAAATATGAGGGTTGGTAATTTTCCGTTTGTAACAGATCCAACTGCAAATAATGTGCCGCCTGTAAATGTTGTTTGCAGCAACATGACCACAACATCTGGTCATTTAGTACAAGCATTAATTGCAGCTGGTACAACCTATGCAGATCTTTATTCCACTTTAGTTACAGGCGTTGCACAGACTTTAGTTGCTAAAGCAATTGATACAGCCGCCTCTCTGTATGTCCAGTGTTTTTATGAAGCTTCAGGATTCTAAACTAGAAAAATAACTAAAATTTAAAATGGCAACTTTCACCGAGCGTCACGAGCACCAAGTTCAAGTTCTTCCACCTTTCTATATTCTGCAATGCCGACGTTCGGATATTGTCGAGAAAGATGGAGTAGAGATTTCTCGTACATACATCCGCCACGTAAAAGCTCCAGGTGACGACATGACCGATGAATGTCATGAAATGAAAAAAATTGCTGAGGCGTTATGGACGCCAGAAGTAATCAGTGCTTATAAAGCTTACATAGAAGAAAAGCCTTCGGCAATTGACGCTTTGTTTGGTTAATTAAATTAAAACAAGTAATTTATAGTAGTAGAGAAGAGATATTTAAAATAAATGACAATTAATCTTTTAGATGCCGCCACGTATTTCCGTGGTCTTGATGGTCAAGTAAAGGCTTTTCGCTGGTTGAATTCAATCCTGACAGAAGAACAAAAAGAAGAGTTTGCCAAGCAGTACCGAGAAGACCAACTGTCTCAAGCCAAGCCTGATATTAATACCTGGAATGGTGTTTTACTGAAAGCTAAAGAAGCAGGGGCAAAGTTTCCTGAAGTTGTAGCCGCTCAATGGGCCTTAGAAAGCTCATGGGGCAAAGCTTTTTCAGGTAAGTGGAATGCTTTCGGATTGAAAGGTAATGGCACCAGTGCCGGAACCAAGGAATTCATTAATGGTAAATGGGTAGAAATTACTGCTGGTTTTCTTGATTTTCCTGATCTAGAAACAGCTATTCAATATTTAATTGACCGGTGGTACAAAGACTTTGAAACTTATAAGGGCGTCAACCGCGCCAAAAATCGCAATGAATGCGCCGAGCTTTTGGTGACAGAAAAATATGCAACAGATCCAGGGTACGCAACTAAATTAATTCAGATCATGGATCGCCAGATTGGAACAACAACTGGCGTAACAAATAAAAAAGATCCGGTTGCTGCCGCAAGGCCTTTCACTCCTAAAAGTCCTTTTGAATACAAGATTACTCCTAATATTGCTTATGGGGAACTGTGTTTGAATCAGGAAGGACGGCGCTTTACTTCTCAGCACCAATGTGAAACAGCAATTGAACTTTGCCGATTCCTTGAAAAAGTAAGAACTGCTTTTGGAAATAAGCCACTTATCATAACTAGTGGACACAGGCCACCGTCCATTAATAAAGCAGTTGGCGGAGCCAGTGGATCTGAGCATTTATATAATGTTGCAAATGAAGGCGCTGTTGATTTTTATGTGAAGGGCGCGGATATTTATGAAGTTCAAAAATATTGCGACAAAAATTGGCCTTATTCTGTGGGATACGGCGCTCAAAAAGGATTTGTACATTTAGGTATTAGACGCACAAAACAACGCATCAGGTGGGACTATTGAAAAATGAAAATAAAAAAGGACCCATTTATTAGGGTCCATATATGTTGGGAAGTTGGAGAAGAAAGGAAGTGTGCAACTATTTCTAAAGAAAAAGCGTATACAACGCGTAATTGGGTGGAAAAAAATAAAGGAGTTGTTTGGTGGTTTCAAGCAGTTAATTAACGCTGCTTCGCCCGACCAATAACAAGCGCACCAATTTCAATTAAACGATAAGCCTTTCGAACAAACGCATCGTCTTTTGGTGTAGGAGTCAAAGCGCAAATAGCGGAACAAGCTGCGTGAACAGCAAGAGCGACTTCCAAATACTCATTAAGTTTGTGCATAAAACCTCCGGTTTTTATTATTCTAATACTGGTTTTTTGTGAATAAAAACACTTTTAAATTCAGGTGCGGTTGAAATTGTGTAGTCACGCAAATGACGAGCCAACCACTTATACCAAATCAGAAACTGACGATCTGGATCTGCTGATTCACATCTAAAAGTAATTAAATCGTAATCAGGTATTTCCTTGAGCCATGCTTTTAATTGCTTCATTGTATAAGCATGTGCAACAATCCCTACTTTACCGGTCAAATATAAACTCAAACGACGCGCTGATCTTGATTTTCTTTTGTTCATCCAATCGTTTATTTGTCTTTTCGAATGGGATATCGCCATTGAAGCGAGCCAGATACACACTCCGCGATCCTTCAGGAAAGGAATCAAACGAATCTTCAAAAAAGATTGATTGCTCAACCGGATTACTTTTACTCTCTTCTTTCTCTTGGCTCTCAAAGACATTCATTTTACGGAATAGTGGTTAAAGGAATAAATAACTCCGGGAAAGGACTTTGATCCCCAAATTCGTTTCTCCAAGAATCCTGCCATTCTAATAAAGAATGTTCATGATCTTGTTTTTGTAAATCATAATTCTCTCCAATATCAATTAAGATCGTATTTTTAGGATCTTCCCCAGCAGGAAAAGGATCTCCAATATACCAAGTTGCGGGATCTGGGATAACAACAGTAATTAAATCATTGATCGTTGCCTCTGTTTCCGTAAAGGCATTAAATCCAGTCGGCAAAGTAAAATTGACAACAAATACAGGGCCGATGTCTACAGTATTTGTAGAATCAAGACCATCTTCCAAAGCAATCTTGTCGTCTGACAGGTCTTCAAGCAAGAGATATAATTCATCAGCAGAAAACTCAACTACTAATCCAACGTAATAATCAATAGGCTCATTTCTTGTTGTAGAAATACAAATTAAATATGTCCCAGGATTTAAAGGAAAATAGCGAGAATCATTTAACTGAACGCGATTAGTAGTAAATAAGTTATACAAAGCAGACTGCGATCCCATTGCATGTCCGACATACGGATAGTAAACTCGATCTTTTTCATCAAAAAGAAAATCCCCTGGAATACTATCCGCTTCAAATAAATCACGCCCTTCGATTGGAGTTATATTTACATTAAAAATAGAAGTGTTGATATATTGAGATCTTTCACCTGCTTTTGTAATAATAATCCAGCCATAATCAAGTAGATTTACAGAAAACCAATGATTATAAGTACCTCCGCCAAAACCACCATTCGAAGTTTGGTTCGTATCTTTATACCCAACAACTTCATTTTTTGGCCCCAAAGAACCGCGCAAATACCGCAATGAAGTGGAGTCAAACGAACCCAAATTCAATGGGTTGTTCTGAGTTCTTTGACGTTGTGGTGTAGCAGAACCAGAGCGAGACATTATATTTAAACCTTTCCTCTATTGTAAATCTCTTGGATTTACGCTTCATGTTCTTCCGGTGGATCATTTGCTTCCATAGGATGAGCAATGGTGTGTTTGTACTCCGCCCGAACATAGTTCTCTGTCTTGTCCTGTGCTGAAAGCTTTGCATACTGCATCAACTTTTCAGCTTTAAAGTCAACCTCAAAGGGAATTATTTTTTCAGGAAGAATGATTCGATTCCAAGTGGAGATTAAATGAAGAGGATTGCAACAGTTTTTATTTTTACAAATCCTTGTTACAACCATTGATCCCACATCCCCCCAGGCGCACTGATAAATTGCTTTGTGAAAAGTAACATTCTCAGATTTCTGGTTGGCATAAAATGAACGATAAGAAGCAATGCAAATACGCTTTGAAGCAGAGCGCGTCTCCCAGCAATCTTCAAAATTTGTTATTTGGATTTTCTTCCAGAGTGAAGCGTATTTATGTTTGTAATTAGGATGTAAGTAATTAACATCAAAGCCGCAAACATTGTTTTTAATTTTTTGAACGCAAAAATAACACCAATGTGAATCCACGTCACGAATCACATGACCGTGACCACACGGGTATCCCCGGTAATAACCTTTCTTTTCAAGCAGCTTATCGCTTAAAGATTCAATGTTTTGGATGTAACGAAAATTAGTTTGAACCGCAAGTTTTTTAACTTGGCTGCCGAGGTTTGCCATGAATTTAAAAATCAGTGTGTAGTTTGGAATCTCTGCGGTATTTGTTCGGCGCACGGTTTGAATGCGATTTCCGTTGCGTCAAGAACAAAACCTGCCGGTTGTCTTTTGTCTCATTACCAGACTCATGTAAGACATCTGAATCTTCTGGATCTTGCCTGTGTCTTAGGTAATACACCAACCTATGGGCCTGGTACTGGTCCCCGTCAAATCTCACCAAGTAGAACCCGGTCGATGGAACGTGCTTCCCAGCCATCTCCCCCTCCTTCCGCCAGCCGTTCGTTTCCCTCCACTGCAGACCACTGGAATAACGGTCAGACAGCTCCAAGAGAGCTTCTATCCGCCATAGAGGAGGCATACGCTTGTACTGCCTGGCCATAAACCCCGATCTCAGGTGGGTGGAAAATCCGATAATACAGTGTTTTTATCTTTTATAAGATCCAAATGACACTTTTCGACAAAGTGTCATTATTTGCGTCAGCTGTCCCAAATGAGACTCATAAAGAAACCATAAGGATAACAACCGTCTCATATGCGTCTCAAAACGGACAAATAATTACACTGTTCACCAAAGTGTCATTTGCGTCACGTAAAAGTTAAATATGCGGTATTATCGGATTTTGCGCCCTGCAGGCCCGGTGATCGGGGCACAAAAGGGACTCAGTATGAGACTCATGTGAGATCAATAAAAAATCCCCCTTTTCAGGGGGACATATGAACTATCCGATCTCAGGCCAGAGCCTTTTCAGGATCTTTGGAAACTTTACGTTTCTTTTTCTTTGTTAAAGCGATCACCTCTTCGAGGGTCTCTTCGTTCGGCTCCTGCAGGCAACCTTGGAAAAGCTCGTCGAACTGCTTCGCAACTGTGTCCCAGTCAAATTTTTCTTCCGTTGCACGCTGATAGCACGCTTCAGCAACGCGATCCAGCTCTTCCCGGTCTTCGTATAACTCGTTAAGAATATCCGTCAGACCCTGTGGGGAAGGGCAGGGAAGTTCGCGACCGAAGTTCAAGTCCACATCAATGTGCTCGTTGGGAATGAGCTTGCCAAAACCATCAAAAATTTCCTTACACGACGTATGATCAGGCACCACTTGGGCCACACGGCAAGCGGCATGCTCGAAGTTGACAAGTCCCCAGCCCTCACCTTTGCAGGTATTAACGCCCACGTCCACAGCGTTATAGATGGTATTGAGAACCTCAACCGAGACATTTGGCGGATGTTGGGTGGGAGCAGTCATAATGATGCGGTTGTTTGGGTCCAAGCCAACACGAGTCATTTCCCGACCAAACAAATCCATGACATCCCAGCCCTGATCTTTAAGTCCCATATGGAGATAGAGCTGTGCGTCAGGTTTGCCAATAGCAAACTCAGCAAAAGCACGGATAGTAATGTCAATCCTTTTGCGGAATTGATTGCGGTTGCCATTGAAAACGATGAAGGAATCTTCCTTCAATCCGAGTTCTTTACGGCATTTCTTCTTGTCCATTGGATGGAACTGACCAGGGGTTACCCCATGGGGCACTACTGCAATAGGCTTCCTGATCCCACCTTTAATAAATTCGTAGGCACCGAACTCGGTGTAGCAAATCACCTGGTCCCAGTCATTGGCCGTATCCCCAAGGCAACCAATCCAGTTATAGGAATCCATTGGCGCGTAACCAACGAATCTGAACTTCTTCTGTTGGTGCAGATCTTGAATGCGCCTGTACTGCTCATTAATGATCCACATGTCATTAATGGTGAATACCAGGTCTGGTTTTTCACCTTCCACGATTTCCCGCAGACGTTCTTCACCAAATGGGGCTTGCTGGAAGCGATTGGACGAGGGGAACATTTTGTAATGCTGTTGCTGTTCACAAGGATCTCCCCACCAGTTGTTACCCAAAACCAAGATTTCATACTTATCTCGAATCCTGGACAGCACGTTTTCAGTAACACGCGCAAACCCGGTCATGGCAACAATATCGCCACACCATAAAAGCTTGGGTTTTTTAGACATCTAGAGTCAAATTATCTGGATTAACTATACACAATTTAAAGGTTCAGTGGATCTAATTAATTCTTTTTCTTCTGTGCTTGTGGCTTTTAATTTTTTACTTAAAAACTCTGCTGCTTTATGCGTTTGCGTCGTATCACCACAAGTATAAAGATCGATTGCCGCATACCCGACCTCCGGCCAAGTGTGAATAGATGCGTGCGATTCCGCCAAAAGGGCCAGTAACGTAACCCCCTGCGGCTCAAATTTTTCACCAATAATCCGCAAGATATTAGCTTTTGCCATGACAAGAGAAGACTCCAGCAAACGCTGAAGCTCCTCATAATCATCCAAAATTCCTGGATCGCACCCGTATAAATCCAGAATTAAATGACGACCTCGTGCCATGGATCACTTGTAATATCTTCTATTCTCTCATTGTTAGCCGGGGCTTCACCTTTTCCGTATAAATAAGCGTAATTATCCCGGTTCGAAGATAGTTCAACGATTGAGGGGAAGTTTTCATAACGTGTTGGACTGGACTCCCGGACTGCAATCCCAACCACCAAAAGTCCTTTCTTGCTCCGTTCAGAGCGCACTTTCAGTTTTAACTGGTGATTGCAAATATCCAGGAATAGTGGTTCAAACCGACCACGAGACATGATTCCAATGTTGCAGTTTCGGCAGAATTCGGCATAGCTGGCATACAACCACTGATGTGAGTTGGAATAAAACGTGCTACCACCTGCAACAATCTTGCAGAATCCCACTTGAGTACGAGCTTCTGGATCGTAAACAACTTTGTGCTCCATCCAGTCAAGCAGTGGGTTGGACCGCAGGCTTTGAATCTTCTCGTAAGTTTGGAAGAAGTTGACATTCTTACCAGTTTCCATCAAGTAAGACCGCATCTCCTCATTAGACATATCCAAGAGCCAGTTCACCAAACCACCAAGCAGTGGGGCAAACACACCCTGCGGGTAACCTTTGTTATCAAATTTGATCAACTCCTTTTGTTCCGCTTGACCACCTTCAAATGGACGATCGAACGGAATTGTAAGGCGGCGACGAGCGAGACCAGAAGTGTAGTCGGTAGACTGAATAGCTTCGTTGGCGGTGATCATCACCATCCCGTGATACTGAAATGGATCTTGCTGTTCCGTCTGATACTTGCGCTCTGAACGAATCCAGTCGTTACCTGTAATCGCCTTCAGCTTGGAAACAGAACCACCCCAACGGTCAGCATCCTGGAAGAGCAACAGCTTTTTGCCCATGTAACTGGCGGCTTCAAACCTGTTCTTCTCCAGGTTCTCAAAGTCAGTGGAGTAAGTGTTCTGTTTACCAACCAGCGCTACGGCCAAGTTGGCGTAGGTTGATTTACCGGATTTACCGGGCCCCACAATTTCAACAAACTTTTGCGTTTCGTAACAACCCAAGAGGGTAGCTCGCAACCATGCTCGCAGAACCTGAGTACGATCCCAGCTTCCGTGTTGGATGTGCTTCAGCCATTTAACAATCTCCTCACAAGTAGCAAAGGGATCGTAGTCATAGGGCATTTGCTGCAAGAAGTACAGCTGACGGCCGAACGGCAGAAGCTCCCTGGTATCAATGTCCAACACCCCGTTGGTGAACAGCAGATACTCTTTGCCGTCATACCAATCGTCAAAAGGAAGCAGTGCCTGAAGCTGCATGTAAACATCGTTCATCAGGTTGGAACTGAATCCTTTTGGTAAAGAATTACCCAAGGCTTTCAGTTTTGCCCTGATATCACCCATCATTTCAACCTTGGTCAGCGGCGACCACAGGCCTTTGCTTTCTTTTTCGTAAAAATAAAACTGCCCATGGGGTTGACTAAAGACCAAATTACCGCTATACATCTCCAGCAACCAGTCGGTCACCACGTCAGATGAAGGATTTCTGGTTTTACCCTCTTCTTCTGTGTCCGCTTTGCGTGACACCTTCTTACGCAATCCAGTTTTTACCAATGGTGGGGCCTCAGCCACCGATGCTTCTCGATGTACTTCCAGGTCCTGTTCGATCTCCTGAAGCCTTTTTGACATGTGCTCTAGGGTTTGATCAGACACGTTCATAGCCTTGTGATCCTGGGAGGGCTGCCAACCCATTTCTTTTGCGACATGCAATAAAGATCCAAGGCCACGGCCCCCACCTTTATTGAAAGAGAGCCAACGGCGATGGCATTCACCTTCCCGGTATTTATCTGATTGCCTGGACCACTCATCCCAAACATCAAGCAGGGATTCATCCAACTGATGTAACGTTTGCCCAACAGTGATCCAGATGTCGTAATCATCGGCTGCCTCTGGCGGCATACCCCAAGTTGCTTCCGTAGCGAGCTTGATGTCTCGGTCAAGGTCAACGACACAATTGATAGCAAAACCAGGGCCTACAATCCTGGTTGTTTCTTTTGCAGGAACTCCTTGCTTGACATTTTTATTAATGATTGAATTTAAAATCCAGTCCGGTAGCTCCGGCAGAGTTTGAACCCATTCAAAACCTTGACCTTCAACCGTGAAATAACCGTCAGTCTCAGGGTGTAAGCCCATGAGAACGCCTTGATGACGCTTCCAAAGAATTTCAAGTTTCTCTTTGTTTTCTTCGCCGTGCCAAGTGTATTTGTTTCGAACAAAATGCTTGTGTTTGTCTTTGGCTAATTTATACAGTTTCCTTTCTCTGCCAATCTTTCCGCTGAAAATAGTCAGAGTGGCAGGTAGTGCTTCAATTAACGGAAGTTCCGACAGCTCTTCAACAAGTTTGTAAACGCTTGGGCCGTCAACATCAACCCAAACCAAACCATATGGATGGTTGTAGACAGGACCGCCAAACAAACCAATAGCTTTACAGTTCCCAGACAGTAATTCCGTTTCAATATCCTTGACACTGAACGGTTTGTTCTGCCAGTTCTGCACGTATGGATTTTTTGACGGACCTAAAGGTGTCAGAGGCCAGTCAAAAGGTACAAAATCCAGGCGGATTTCACCAGGCCGAAGATTGAAGTTTTTGCTATCCGCCATGCTCATACTGTGTGAATGACTTCTACTTTAAAATCCCTCTCAGGAAAATTCTGTTCTTTCAGAATGTTATATGCATGAAGATGCATGTCGGTGGGCAGATAAAAAGAATCCCCATCAACCGCATTTGCCATGAGGTCCTGGAGGGTATTCATCCACGCACCAACGGAAACATGAATTTCCACGGGCGTTTGCTTGGTGTTTTCTTATCCTACGCCTTCCAATCCAGGTAACCTCTTATGAATTTCTGAAGATTAAATAGTCTTATAAGACTCATCGCCAGAATCGACATTAAACGACTTTATTAAACGTTCATAGACATCCAGAAACTCCCCTTTGTTTTGACTTACTGACTCAACCGCAATTTGCCAAGCGAGGCGCTTGCGTTTCTCCTCATTGGAATTGGGATCCCATGTCATTTTCAAATGAGATCAGGGTCATACGCTCCGCCTTCTTCAACTTGCTTGTAATATTCCTCAACAATTTTGTACCAATCCTCGTGCAAAACATTCAAAAAATTCCTGGAGATCTTGAAAATCTGAGTCCGAACAGGCGTCGAAACTAAAATTGCCGCTTGCTGGACGGTCATTCCTAAAGTCTGCTGAATGGCAATGTCATATGCAGCCAACTGTTTGCAGGTTTTTTTGAATTTCATGTGGCCGCCCAAAAGATCTCGCCATTCAGGCGAACCTTTTTCTAAGTCTTTGGGCCACTTGCGACTATAAGGTTTGACGCTGGTTTTCAAGTCAGCAAGAGTAAGCTTGTTATTAACCACGCCAATGATGTCAGGAGCACCAGCCCAGGCACGTCCTTCATCATCGCAACCCCACACACGAGCCACGTCATCGGCACCAATAGTAAAATTAAATTTCTCAAGTACAGGTGATTCGGCCCAAAGGACCTCCTGGAATTGATCAAGTATCGGCGGCATGCCCGACCAAAAATCCTTGTAATCATCTGGGATCTCAGGGTTTTTATTACCTTTAAGGTATTGCTCCATACCATAGTGAATTGCGGTGCCGCGTTCAGCAGCTGCCTCTTTCACCCCTGGGTTATTCTTTGACCACATCTCCAACTTTCGTTTGTTGGCTTCTGATGCGGTTTCAGAAATAATAGTCGT